CCAAAATAAATTAATTTTATTTAGTTTTTAACATCATCGGAATAGAAAACTATTCTAAATATTAATTGATGCCATGCTAATCACTATGTGTATGTTAGATATGTATTATGACACGTAAATTAGTAATCAAGAATGTGGAAAGTTCTTGTAGGATCTAAAATTTATGATTTTCCAAAATCGCTTTTGGACTTTTCCATGGTTTAAGTATTAAACTCAGGAAACGGCTTTGGCTCCCCGTAAATGGGTCACGTTTTTATTCATCGTAATTGAATACTTTGAGGTATGTTCTTTTGATTATTAAAAGAAAGATAAGTCCGTGGACTCTTCATCGTAGATATAATTCAATAAGGCGAAACGAAAGGATTGATGTAGGTTGATTAAATTCCCAATCTGATCCCTAGGAGTAACCGATTAAAATATAAATATGTACAATTTAAAACTAGCTTCGGAAAATGAGAATCAAACTCTAAATAATAGTGTAACCATTGACAACTTTGCAAATAAAATTGATAATGATATTGCCATTACAAGTTTTAATGGTGTATGGATGTTTTCACCAAATTGCCATACAACAATAGATTTTGTAATGAATGTTTTTAAAAATATGATAGATGAAGATGATGATGATTTTATTTTACCAAGTTTTGATGAATCTTTTGATTTTGTTAATACTTGTAAATTTATTTCATCGATTATGTGGGATGGTGTAAATTCATCAATGTGGATTTTACCAATACAATATATGACTATATTTAAACATATAGATTCGTTTAGTGAATCTAACTTTTTGTTGCGTATTTTATTGTTATCTGGAGATGTAGAAATGAATCCAGGTCCAGTTCAAAATGTTGAACTTAAATTGCGCAAAAGAATTGAAGCTTTGGAACGTTCACGTGAGCGTCAAGTTCAAAAAAATAAAACTTTGGTTAAGAAATTACGACAATCAAACAAACAAAATAAATTCAAATTTCAAATGGATAATTTAGTTACGGCGGCTAGAGATATTTCAAAATCATTGAATACTCCTGCAACGTATAGAATGGCTGGGTATGCTGCTGCTAACTTTATTTTGCCTGGTTCTGGATCATCTGCAGCTATGACTGTCGAGGGTTCGAAAATTTTAAATAAAATAAATTCGGTTAGTGAATCTGTGTCCAATCTTGCGCGTGATTGTGCAAATGAAATACCAAAGGCATTTGCAAAACATTCTGTTTTGACAGATACAGCAACTATTGCATTGGAGGCAATAAATAAGGTTACGGAAAAAATAACGCGTGATGATGGAATTTTGTCCAAATTGGAGAACTTTATTGGTGGTGTGACATCTGGTGTATCATCAACATCACTGTTAATTAGTATTTTGGTTATTTTGATTTGTATATCCATGGATGTCAAAATTTCATGTTCTATTATCGTGATGGTTTTGATATACTTTAAATGGCCACAATCGGTAATGGAAAAAGTTAAACAAATACTTTATGGTTTTAAGTGGCAAATGGATATTGATACCAATGCTTTTTCAATGGTTGGTCAAATTTTATTTACATTGCTTGCTTTCTTTGGTGTTTCTAAAATACCATCGGAAAGATTTTATGATAATATTATCAAGCGATTAGATAGTGTGCCAAAGGCTTTTTCTGGAACCGCTAAAATTTGGGATGCTGCTGGAAAGACTTTTGATTTTGTTCGTGACGAATTTAAATGTTTTTTTTTGGGAACAACTCGTGAGGAATTATATCATGAATATGGAATAGCAGGTGAAATAGCTCATTGGGTAGAACGTGTTAAATTTTATACTTCTGCTGAAATGAAAAATAAATTGGCCAAGGATGATGCAAGTGTACAAGAAGTTGAACAATTGTATACACAAATGTATCGATGGAAACATACAACTAGTGTGTGGAAATCTTTGCATATTGATTGTCAAAGAATTTTATCATCATTAACACCTGTTGTCAATGATTTGTATAAATTTGCTTGCAGAAGTACTGTTCATGAAGGTGGACCGAGGAATAAACCACTTGGTGTTTTGATATCAGGAGATTCTGGTAGTGGAAAAACGGAATTACTTGTACCATTGTATACAACTTTATTGGCACATCGTAACCAACTTTATTGTAAAAATATTAATAATGAGGTATATATTCGGAATTATGAAACTGAATATTGGGATGGTTATGTTGGACAGAAGGTTTGTATTTTTGATGATGCATTTCAAATGAAAGATACACCGGGAAATCCATCACCTGAATTTATGGAATCGATTCGTCTTTTGAATTCGGCACCGGCACATGTTCATTGTGCTGATCTGAATGATAAGGGTCGTTTTTTTTCCTCAGAAATTTGTATTTATACTACAAATTTAAATAGAGAATTTTCAAAATTTATAACATCTGTCAATTGTCCAGA